CAAGTGACTGAAACATCAACTACATTCAACTTCTAGTGGGTTCGGTTTTGAGTAGGGGTTTTCCGATTGATAAAAAAACCCCTTCGTTTGGATAACTATTTCCTGGGCTAAAGGATTAGTTAGCGGTTTTTCGGGTTGCTTTTCCGTGTAAAAAAACTTCCCCTGTTTTTTTCTTGACAGTATCAAGATAATATGTTATATTGTAAATGGGAGCAAGATTAAAACTCTGCTTACCTTAGTCTGAGAAGACAAAAAACATCGCCTAATAATGGAGAAAATAACATGGCACTTAATATAGAACTAATGAGACAAAAGCTCAACAACTCACAAAACAAAAATGCTGGTAAATCTGGTGACACAAAGTGGCGTCCACAAGAAGGAGATCAAACTATTCGAATCCTTCCAACCAAAGATGGAGACCCGTTTAAGGAATTTCACTTTCACTACAATGTAGGTAAAAATCCTGGTATCTTGTGTCCTAAGAAGAACTATGGTGAACACTGTCCGATTTGTGACTTTGCTTCCCAACTATGGCGAGAAGGAGTTGATACTAATTCCGATCAAACCAAAAATGCAGCTAAGAAACTCTTTGCTCGTAAGCGTTACTATTCCCCTATTATTGTCCGAGGTCAAGAGACTGAAGGTGTAAAAGTATGGGCTTATGGTAAGATGGCTTACGAAACCCTGCTTGGATATGTACTCGATCCTGATTATGGTGACATTACAGCCAAGGATAGCGGAACTGATCTGGTTCTTTCCTACACAGTTCCCGGAACTCCCGGGTCTTTCCCAAAGACCCAACTTAAGCCTCGTCGCCGACCCTCCGTACTGTGTGACGATGCAATTGCTGACTGCGATGCGTTAATTGATAGTGTGCCCGACATTGAAGCACAATTTAATAGACTGTCATCAGAAGAAATACAGGCTCTGTTGGACGACTATCTATCTACCGATTCCTCCTCCGAAATGTCCTCCTCAGAAACTACCAAATACGGTAGTTCGGTAGATAAAAAGCTTAACGATTTCCTTGGTTAGCAATTGGTCTTCGGGCAGACCTTAAACGCCCCCCTTTTTTTGCTTTGCTTATCATAGCATTATCCTGCCCTGGAGTATGGCTTTAAACTGCTCCTATTTATAACGGAGAACAAAATGGCAACTGCTGGAAAAATCAACCTCAAAGAAATGCAAAAAATGATCAACAAGAAAACTGGTCTAAAAGTTGCTCACAACTTAAATGAAAATAACCCCACCATCGTAAAACAATGGATACCAACAGGATCTCGATGGCTCGACTCTATTATTTGTAGAGGAAAGTACGGTGGAATTCCTGTTGGAAAAATAACCGAGATTGCTGGACTATCTGGCGCTGGTAAGTCATTCATGGCTGCACAAATAGCTGGTAATGCTCAAAAGATGGGAATGTTCCCCGTCTACTTCGATGCAGAGTCTGCCATTGACCCAATGTTCCTAGAACAAGCCGGAGTCGATACAGAAAACCTGATGTACATTCAAGCTGTGTCTGTTGAGAAAGTATTGGAAACCATTGAGGCTCTTATCGGGCAATATCCCGAAAATCAGTTTCTGTTCATCTGGGACTCAATCGCAGCGACAAGTTCTGAAAAAGAACTTGAATCTGACTTTAATCCTCAGTCAACAATGTCCGTTAAGCCAAGAATTTTTGGCAAGGCTTTCCCCAAGCTAACTATTCCCTTGGCTGACGGACAACACAGTTTGCTTCTTATCAATCAATTGAAAACCAATATCAATGTTCAAAACCCGATGGCTGCTCTCATAGAGCCCTACATAGCTCCCGGTGGTAAAGCAATTGAATATTTCTGCTCTTTGCGGATTTGGCTCACAAAGCGTAAATCAAAAGCAGCATATGTTCAAGACGATACAGGTCTGCGAATTGGCTCAGAAGTAAAGTGTAAGCTTCAAAAGTCTCGTTTTGGAACCGAAGGTCGCGAATGCACTTTTAAGATCTTGTGGGCTGGCGCTTCTGCTATTCAAGATGAAGAATCATGGCTAACAGCGCTAAAGGCCTCTAAGACAGACCGACTTAAATTATCTGGTGCTTGGTACACTCTGGTTCATAAAGACGGAAAAGAAACAAAGTTTCAAGGAAAACAATGGTTAGCAAAACTTGGAGATCCTAAATTTAGAAAAACCGTAATAGAAATTATGGATGAAGAGATCGTAAAAAAGTTTGAAACCGAAGGTAAAAATTTTAGTGTGAGTGAAAACGATTAGTTTTCATGTTTTCTCCGGGCGGTGAGTTGTGGTTGGCTCACCGCCTTTTTTTACTTGACAAATCACAAAAAATATGTTATAATATAATCATGGAGGACAAAAAAATGATTTTTATTTATATGCTATTCGCCTTTGCATTAATGGCGGCAATATGTTACGTTATGTTGAGAATAACAGGAGCTATAAAATGAACAAAGACAAACTATGGCTTTTAATCGACAGTACACACAAAAAGCTGTTGAGAGCAAGACTCTGGACAACATCATTAGACAATTACAAAGAAGATATTGAAGAGGCAATAAAAGCCTTGGAGAGCGCGAAGAGAAAAATTGAGGAGGATTAATGAAAATTTTTATTGCTGTTGCGTTATTTGTTATAGCGCAAATATTAGCATGGTATCAATCAAATTCCGGAATTATTGGAGAGCCTTTTAAATCGAATTACATTTTGATTGCGATTGTTTTTGGTCCGATCGTTTCATTGTTGTTTGTGCATGCAACTATTATGCTCTACGAAACAATGCCGCTGTGGTCCATCAGGTTTTTTACATTTGGGATAGGCTATTTGGTTTTTATACCATTGACTTGGTATTATTTGGGTGAAGAAATTTTCACTCTTAAAAACATTATATCATTCGTGCTTTGCTGCACTTTGATATCAATACAGTTTTTCATGAAATAGGAGAAAAAATGAGCGAGTGCCCTTACAAAAATTTTAAAACAAAGATTGCAAAGTTCATTAATGTTTTGCGGGAACCAAGAGAAGAATATGGTGGCCTACCAGCATGTCCTTTTGTGGGGTCAGAAGTTGATAAGAATAAATTAATGATTGAGCTTTTTGACCCCGCGAAGAACAATATTATCGAGATGATTGATAAGTTCATAGAATCTGAATACGAAAGCGCTTTGTTCGCTCAAGTAACAGAGGAGCAGATTACTAGTGAAGAGACTTTTGAATATCAAAGCTTCATCAATAGACAAATAAAAAAAGCAGGACACAAAAACCTTAAGTGCATTTGTTTTAATCCAAATGATGATGTCGGTGTTGGTGGTTTTAACATAAGATCTCATGCACCTTATTTTTTGATAAACATTGCAGATAAATCTGTCTTAAGCACCGCTCACAAAAAACTATTAAACACAAAATACTTTGACAAAATGAATAAAGAGTACTTAGACTATCTTCATGTTAAAGAAAAACACCTAAGGAGGAAGAAATGAAAAAAGTTATGATTATTGACGGTCTCAACATGTTCTTGAGATCATACATTGTGGTGCCATCAATGGACAAGCATGGTGCACCGAATGGAGGAACCTATGGCTTTATGAAGTCATTACAGAAGATTTGCGGAATGTTCCAGCCCGACGAGATAATCGTGTGTTGGGACGGCGAAGGCGGATCACAAAAGAGAAAGGAGATAGATAAAAACTACAAGGCAGGTCGCAAACCTGTTCGTTTTAATAGGAGACTAATCAGTTTGTCTCCCGAAGAATCTGAGAAGAACAAATACAATCAACAACTACGTTTGATGGAATATTTAAATGACCTTCCAGTTATCCAAACAATGATTGATTACATCGAAGCAGATGACGTAATTTCTTATGTGGTGCAACATGAAAAATACAAAGATTGGGAGAAGGTGATAGTATCCTCAGATAAGGATTTTTATCAGCTAATTTCCGATAAAACAAAACTGTATCGTCCGATACAAGATGACTTGGTGGACTACCCTAGCCTCATAGAAAGCTTTAAAATTCATCCCAAAAATTTCGCTTTGGCTAGGAGTTTAGTGGGAGACAAGTCAGACAATCTTCCGGGTGTTCCAAGAGTTGGATTAAAGACAGTATCAGGCAAGTTTCCCTTTCTCAAAGAGTCTAAACAATACGAAGTTGAGGACATTATGAAGCACTGTGAAAGTCTAGAGAAAATGCTTAAGGTTCATGAAAATATTTTGGAACATTCGCGTCTTGTTGAGAAGAATTACAAGATAATGCAACTATATAGTCCGTCGATTTCTTATCTCCACCAAAAACAAATAAATTTTTCTTTGCAAGAGTTTGAACCAAAGCTGGAGAAGTTAGAATTAACTAAAAAGCTCCACTATGACGGCATCAATGCGGGTTCTTTCAACGTGCTATTTAACTCGGTAAAAAAAATAACTTTGTAAAAAATAAAACTTGACAGACTTTTGGTAATCTGTTATAATACATATAACATCGGAGGAAGTTATGAATAAACAAGCGGAAACGTTTCAGAGGTTTGGCAAAGCCTTTCAAGAAAAATTTTGCCACCTAATGCTTTCAGACAGGCCATTTTGTGATCAAGTTGCAGAGGTTTTGAATTTAGAGTTTTTAGATTATGAATATTTAAGAATTTTTGTAGAGATCCTAATGAATCATCGTCAAAAATATAAGGTTCATCCATCCTATGAGATTATGGAGTCTCGGATAAGAACTGACTGTAACAACTATTCAAAAGCCCTAAAAACCCAACTCCTTCAGTTTTATGCGTCTGTTTTAGCAACAGACCGAATTGAAAACTCTGAATACATCAAAGATAGCTCAATAGATTTTTGCCGAAAACAAGTTCTTAAGGGAGCAATGATGAAGTCAGTTAAGCTTATTAAGTCTTCTTCTTTTGATGAAATCTCAAAGGTTATTGAAGAAGCCTTAAAGCTTGGAACAGATAATAATTTTGGTCACGATTTTATCAAGGATTTTGAAGAAAGATACACAATTAAATCTCGCGACCCAGTCTCAACTGGATTTGAAAGAATTGACGAGATTTGTAAAGGTGGGCTTGGCAAAAGTGAATTAGGTGTGGTAATTGCACCGACAGGTGCAGGTAAATCAATGGTTCTTGTTCACTTAGGGTCAGAGGCTCTAAAGCAAGGTAAAACTGTTGTTCACTACACCTTGGAGCTTCAAGACACGGTTGTGGGTAATCGCTATGACTCTTGTATCTCAGGTGTTCATTTGGGGGACTTGTTTCATAATAAAAAAGAAGTTTTGTACAAGATACAAGATATTCCTGGGCAACTAATTATCAAAGAATATCCGACAAAGTCCGCTTCTACCGAGACAATCAAGCAACATATTGAGCGTCTTAAAAAGAGGAACATAGAGCCTGATATGGTAATCGTTGACTACGCCGATCTACTACGGCCTACTCGGACATCCGCAGAAAAACGGTTTGATTTAGAAAACACATATGAAGAACTTAGAGCTATTGCACAAATTTACAAATGCCCTGTTTGGACAGCTTCTCAGACAAATCGATCCGGTTTGAATGCAGAGGTCATTACAATGGAAGCAAT